CTTTTTGTACAGCTCTTTTTCTGTAAGTATTTGGAACTTCCAACCACGACCTTTACAGTAATCTATCGCTGCTTCCCATTTAGCTTGATTCACTCCCCAAGTCCTCACTTCATTCAGGTACTTTTTTGTGAGTCGTTTCTGCGGTTTGGGTTCACGAGTTTGGCGATGTGGTTTGACTTCAATCATAATCGTTTCATTATTTTTTGTTTTGATTACAAAGTCAACAAAGTAACGGTGCTTCTTGCCGTCGATTGGTGAGCGATAACCTATCGGAAAGGGTTCTGATGCCCACCAAAGGATATCTGGGTTCTTGTCAAAGTATGACATGCAGTTTAGTTCCCAGCTGGAACGATAAATAATATCTGACGGATCTCCCTTATATTTCTCAGGGAACTTACATTGATATTTTCCTTTATAAAATTGCGCCATAATCTGCTTATAAATAGATACGTCAACGCATATTTATACAGGCTCTTTCAATGAAAATAAACCTGAAACAAGTAACATCTGGAATCAAATCTACTGTCGCTTCAGCAAGTGGCAATCTTGAGAACTTTCTTGGCTCTGGCGGGACAGGCGGTTTCTCAATATCTGCTGGGGATAATGGCGTCTCGATAAATGCTAACTTCAACGCTTTGTTAGAAAAGACTAAAATTGGCAATCTTGTAAATTCACCATTAGCGGATTTATTTAATAATAACAAAGTCAAAGAACCGCTACAGTTCCCTGCTGATTTGAGCGACGAACATTATATGATTTTCACAGTTAAGAATCGTATTCGTCAAAGTAGGAAAGAAGCTGCTGAAGATTTAACCATTAGAAATATAGTATTGCCTGTTCCTAGTAACCTACAAACAACTTATGGTGCGCAATATGAGAACGCTGATATAGGAGCTCTTGGCGCAGCATCTGCAGGCAGAATATCAGGAGATCAACTGTCTGCTGCTGGGAATGATATAGCCGACTTAATTTCATCAAGGATAAGTTCCACTGTTGGGGCTTTTAAGTCGGGAGATACGGATGCTCAGGTGCAGGCTGGCGCTCCGATTGCTGCAGTGGTTGCTACAGCTGCAGCAGGTAAGGTAGGCGGTTCTGCGGGCGCAGCATTAGGTGGTGCTTTCACTGGTAGTGCGGTTGCTCAAGGCGTCGGTCTCGACGAAGGATTAGCGATAAATCCTCATATGGCAGTATTATTCAAAGGCGTTGATATGCGTGAACATCAGTTTTCGTATAAGTTTGTTGCCAGAAACGCTGATGAATCCATAGCAATACAAAGAATAATAGGTGCATACAAATATCATATGCACCCAGAATATGCAGCTGGTTCTCTTGCGTTCAAATACCCAGATGAGTTTGAGATAACTTTTGCTGACGCCATCGCAGGAAACTTATACAAGATAGGGACATGCGTACTTAAAAACATGACTGTAAACTACAACGGTGAGGGCATACCGCTATTTTTCCAAGATACTGGTGCGCCTGTGTCGGTTGAAATACAGTTAGCGTTCCAGGAAACGAAAATTATTACACGTGGCGATTTAGATTCTGGGCTACCAGAACCAGTCAACAGCAAACCAGAGGGTAGTATATAGTGTCAAATTATTTTTCATACTTTCCAAAAATTGATCATGACCTGACGAATATTGGTCAAAAAGTAAAATTGACAAATATATTGAGAAGGTTCAAGATACCGAGCGAACTTTCTTTCCGTGCAGATGTATATTATGAATATGATATACAAGATGGAGACAGACCCGACACAATTGCTGAAAAATATTATGGTGATTCAAAGTATGCTTGGCTTGTGTTGCACTTTACCAACAAGAAGGATGCTAATTTTGATATGCCACTATCAACATATGATTTTGAGCAATTTATCGTAGGAAAGTATGGTTCTGTTTCAGCTGCTCAATCAGAGATACATGAATACAGGATATTTCTTTCGAGGATAAAGGATGGAGTAAAGGTTCCAGCAGAAGCAGAAATTCTTTATGACGGCACCAGCCTTCTCGAGAGGGTTGTGGTTGTTGATCAACAGAAGTATAATTCCACTCCTTCCAACTTTAGAAAGGCAGCAGTAAGTAAATTTGATTATGAAGTTGAATTGAATGATTCTAAGCGTTCTATAAAATTATTAGACAAAAGGTACTTGTCTCAGGTTAGAGATGAAGTTGAAGATATATTGAGGAATGGCGTTTAATGTCAGAGTCTATTGGCGGATATAAACACGCAGGTGATGTTGATGTCCGAACATTTAAATTAATATCAGCTGCTGGTCAGGTGATCGATCTCAAGAATATCACGGTTGAGTTCAGCATATATCAAAGTTTATTTGAGCATTATATACAGTGTGACCTTGTACTCAATGATTCTCTTGGTTTGATCAATACATTAAATCCGTTTGATGATGGGGTTACTCAGGGTGGTTTTTCTGGAGCTGATCTTTTGGTTGTCTCATATCGCTCTAATGATGAAAGTCTGCCTTACAAAAACCATGTATTCTACTTATACGAAATGACTGATAGAAAACGTATTGAAGAAAATAGCGAAGCATATTTCTTTTCCGGAATTAGCCTCGAAGCATACAGCGCTTCCTCTCAGAAGATCTCCCGTGCTTATGGAGGAACAAACGGTAATGACGTTTCATCAATGGTTAAGAGCATAACTGATGAATTTCTCAATAGTCAATCAATTAAAGATTTATATGGAACCATCAAGAGACCTGCTAAATTTACAGTAGAAAGAAAAAATGATTTTGATTCCACAAACGGTAAGCACAAGTTTATCATACCGAACTTATCTGTTGATGATGCTATAAGTTTTTTATGTAAGGAGGCAGACTCTGACGACCACATACCTTACTATTTGTTCTATGAAAATGGTTTAGGATTTAATTTTAAAAACTTAGGAACGCTTGTCAGCCAAGAACCGAAAGAAACATTTTCATATGAGGTATCAAACTTCTCAGGCGGATATAAAGATAGGAAGAAAGAAGAATATAATGAATCAACAAATATACGTGCATTCGAGGTTATAAAGCAAGGCGATTTCTTAGAAAATTTAGGTTCGGGAATGTTTCAGTCTAGAAATATATTTTTGGATATATTGAAGAAAAACAAAAGAGAAGTGGTTTACAAATATGATGATTACTTCTCAAAGTTCAAAAAATTACAGAATTTAAAAATATTGGGAGGAACCCCTAAAGGCGATACAGTAGTAAGAATGCACACATCGAGGTTTGAGCATGACAATGATGCGCTTTTTTCTAGCGAAATCCCTTCAACTAAAAAGTTCAGCGAGAACCTTGCTCAAGCAGAAGGATATTATTCCCACATCTTCAATACTCAATTAGAAGTTGTCGTTCCTGGGGATAGTGAGTTAAATGTTGGAGATGTAATACAGCTTAATATCCCACCAGCGACTAATGTGATAGACCAAGTTAATGTGGGAGATAAATACTTGAGCGGTAACTATTTAATTACGAAACTAAGAAATAAGTTTCTTGACGGTTCAGAATCGATGTCAACGATTATTGAGTGCGTTAAGGATACAGGTACAAAACAATAGGAGAAATAAAATGCCCATCCCAGGAACTGCGAGAGATAAATTTTTATCAGAAGTAGCGAACGCTGACAAACCAGAATTCTTACAAGAGATTAAAGAACCTTCTCACGAAGAAGAATTGGTTGAAGAAAAACCAAAAAAGAAAAAAACCAAAGCTAAGAAAAAGAAATAGTAAATGAGAGAGTTTGTCGGTAGAGGGTCATTTACTTGGTTCTTCGGTGTAGTTGAGGATCGAAACGACCCAGCGCAACTTGGTCGTGTGCGTGTTCGCGCATACGGTTATCACACCGATAATAAAGATAAAATACCGACAGACGCTTTGCCATGGGCTATACCACTAAGCGGGATTGACTCTGCATCAATTAGCGGAATAGGTAAGTCGCCAACTGGTATGGTTGAAGGAACTTGGGTTGTGGGGTTCTTCATGGATGGAGAAAGAGCGCAAGAGCCAGCTGTAGTTGGAACTCTTACTGGAGCTCCATCACAGGCTGCGGAAACAACTCTCGGTTTTAACGACCCAAATGGTGTTTACCCAAAATATACTGGCGAGTCAGATGTAAACAAAAGGACACGTGGAGTTGCTGATGATACGGAAGAAGATGCTGGTAAGATTAGCATTCCTCCTTCAACATATGCGCCAGTATATCCGATGAACCATGTTATGGAAACTGAGTCGGGGCATTATAAAGAATATGATGATACTTCTGGCGCAGAACGAATCAAAGAGTTCCATAGAAGTGGTACAATGTATGAAGTGTATCCTGATGGTGATAAAGTAACAAAGATTGTTAAGGATAATTATACTCTAGTCGCCAGTAACGACAGCCTCCATGTTAAGGGTAATGTAACTGTATTCGTAGATGGCGATGCCGATTTGACTGTTGCTGGCACAACGACAGTTGATACGCCAACCACTAATTGGACAGGAAATATTAATTTAACTGGTAATTTAGACATTACTGGTAAGTCTACAGCATCTGTTGATCATGTTTCGGCAGGGATATCTGGTAAAGGTCATACTCATCGCGATACTCCAGGGCTTGGTGCTGGTACTACGAGCAAACCGCAATAGGAAATATTATGGTGGATTTCAATCAAACAAGTGGATTTCTAGACGAATCAGCGTTTTCTATAAAACTTGGCGGTATAGAAATAGACCCAACCACAGGGGATGGGATTGAGGGTCTGTTAAAAATATCTGGTTGGACAGTTAAGCCAACTCCTACAAATGATTTGATTTTTTCATATGAAGGAACGGAAAAATTAAGATTACCTGCTATTGGTGCTGCAGATATTGGGGGAGCTTTTGATCAGTTTGTTTTCGCTGGTAGTGCGAACCAAACTACATTTAGTGGTACTGATGATCTGGGAAATACATTATCATATGACCCAGACAAGACAATTGTTTTTATGAATGGCGTTTTGCTCACGCCAGTAACTGATTACACGGCAACGAATGGCACTAGCGTTGTCTTAGATCCAGCTGTAACTGCTAATGATATTATTACTGTTCAATCGTTTTAATGATTATAAATAGAATCTAATATAATTGAAAGTTGAACATTTTTTATTATACCTGATTGTTTGGAAATGTCAAGGAATATTTTTATGATACACGATAGTTTAATTAATTTATTTGAAACATACATTCAAGAGAATGAAAAGTTTGTCACTGGCAATAAAGCTGCTGGTACTAGGTCAAGAAAGGCTCTAGCTGAAATAAGCAAACTTTGTAAGGATAGAAGAAAAGAAATACAAGAATCTAAAAATTTAAAGTAGGGTATAGATGTCTGTATCTGGAGTGAAACAAAAAAAAGAAGAAATATTTAGTGACATAGATTTGGGTTTCTTTGCCCATCCTATCACTGGAAAGGTTCCCCGAAAACTTAATCGAGATGCTGTAAGGCAATCGGTTAAGTCGCTTATACTCACAGATTATTATGACAGACCATTCAAGTCAAATATTGGTTGCGGGATCAGGTATTATTTATTTGAGCTGTTTACTCCAGCTGTAAAGCAACAAATGGAAAGCGCTATTCGAGAAACGATAGCAAACCACGAACCAAGAGCCGATATTATTGAGGTTTTGGTTGAAGAAAATCAAGACATGCATGCTTTGGTTGTTTCTGTAGCGTTCATGATAATAAACGATCCGAACCCAGTGGTTCTGGATGTAATCTTAGAAAGAGTTAGGTAAATGGCAGCGAACACATACTTGCAGGTTACGGAACTAGATTTTGATGGGATACGTTCTAATTTAAAAACGTATTTATCAAGTCAAACTGAATTCACAGATTATGACTTTGAGGGGTCTGCTATGGCAACTCTCTTAGACGTTCTCGCATATAATACTCATTATAATGCATATTATTTGAATATGGTTGCTAATGAGATGTTCTTAGATACTGCCCAACAAAGAGATTCTGTTGTGTCAAGGGCAAAGGAACTTGGTTATACTCCCGTTTCTTCAATCGGAGCTTCATCTGTCATTAAGTTGAAGTTTGATGGACTACCTTCAGGCACTTCGCAGATAATACTCCCTAAGAATTCTAAATTCACAACCACACTTGATGACGTGACATATACATATGTGACACCTAAAGCTGAAACGATTGACGCAGATACGCTTGGTGTTTTTGAAAAGAATATAACGATCAAGGAAGGAGAGCCACTATCGTTTAGTTGGACTGTAGCATCAAACCCAACCAAATACATTATCCCAAACGCTAATGTTGACACGAGTAGCATTACTGTACGTGTTCAAGAATCATCTACTGATACAACAACTACAGAATTCCTAGAAGCGACAAATATAACGCAAGTATTTGAAACGTCTCCAATATTTTTTATCGAAGAGTCTGCAGATGAAAAATATGAGATTGTATTTGGTTCTGGTTCTTTGGGGAAATCCCTGAAAGCTGGGAATATAGTTACTGTAGAATATCTTGTGAATAATGGAGAAGCGACTAATGGCGCTTCGAAGTTCAGCGTCGATTCTATTAATATTGGTCTTTCGTATTCTAGCGCAACAATAACATCTGTCGAGAGCGTCGCCACTGGCGGTAGGGGTCAAGAAACAGTATCCTCAATAAAATTTTCTGCCCCAAGAAATTACCAAACTCAAAATAGAGCAGTAGTTGCTGAGGATTACGAGAGAATCTTACTTTCTGAAAATTCAGATTTACAATCAGTAATTGCTTTTGGTGGAGAAGAAGCTGTCCCAGCTAAGAATGGTAAGGTTATTATTGCCGTTAAGCCATTTAATGAAAAGTTTACCACCAAAGATAGAAAGGATCAGATAAAAACATCTATAAAACAAAGAACTCCACTTGCAGTTGATCCTGAAATCGTTGATGGTCAATATACATACATACTTCCAAGTATAACATCATACTATGATTTGACTAGATCGTCTCTGACAGCTGCAGCCGTTGAGTCTAATATTAAAGATGAAATAGAAAACTATGCTACAAATAATCTTGAAAGATTCGGTAACAAATTCAGATACTCAAGGTTTGTTCGCAGTCTAGACAATACATCTGGCGGTTATATCTTAAATAATGACGCAAGTATTCGCATGGAAAAACGGATCACCCCAAATGTTGATAATGCCGAATCTGTAAACTTGTACTTTAATAATGCAATACGAAAGGGAACATTAGTCAGTAGTCAATTTACCTTTGGCGGTTTCCAGGCAAATCTTTCTGACAATAGTTCAGGAGTAGTTTCTATATTCAGATATAATAATGATAATAGTACCACCGTTATGGACGCCAGCGCTGGAACCATAAACTACGACACTGGTCATATATTCTTACCAAATTTTGCACCAACATCATTCGCTGACCTTGAATTAAAAGTTACAGTAACGCCAGAGAACCTTGACATAATACCTGTCCGCGAGCAAGTTCTTTTGATGGAGTCGAAAGATGCTAAAATTACTGTAGTTGGTGAGCAGACCTAATGATAAAATCAAAATTATCAAAACTTGTACAGAATCAGTTCCCCGACTTCTACAAAGAAGAAGGTAAGAATTTTCTTACATTTATTGAAGCATATTATGAATATCTTGAGCAAAACGGAAAACTTACAGACGCAATACAAAATATTGAAGATTATAAAGACATAAACACAACTCTCGATGAGTATTTAGAATATTTCCAAGACACACTCTTACCATCGGTTCCTCATGAAGTGTTAGGCGATAAGAGATTGATGGCGAAATATGTAAAATATTTCAACCAAGCTAGAGGAACAGAGTCATCATATAAGTTGATGTTCAGAGCAATTTATAATGAAGATGTTGAATTAAATTATCCGTCTGAGCAAATGTTAAAAGTTTCTGATGGTGATTGGAGGCTTGATCGTTATCTGGTGACGAATAACGATGAGCGTGTTTTTGACTTTATAGGAAGAACTATAGAAGGCAGGTATTCAGGGGCAAGGGCATTAGTCGAAAATGTAGTTGGTCGTGTTGTTCGAAATCGCAACGTCATGCAAATATTAGTTTCTAATGTTGTTGGTTCGTTTGATCACAAAGAACCTATAAGATTGTATGGTGCCGATCAAACGCCATCTTCATTCATGCCTATAGTTGAGGCTGGCATAAGATCCCTAAAAATCATTAACGCTGGTGGCGAATATAAGGAAGGGGATGTCGTAAAACTCATATCAGATAAAAATGGTGATTTGGGTAGAGTTGTTGTTACGGGAACTATTGACCTTGGGGGCGCCATAACTTTTGATATTGTTGATGGCGGGTCAGGTTATACAAGTACAACTTATGGTGATCTTGGCGAAACTCAAGTCGTTATAGAGGGCGGTGATGGGCAAACGCCTGCTAACTTTACTTTAGAAACTCCCGATATTGGTAGTAGATTTGCTATCGCAATGAATAAAAACCTTATTGGAGCAACTACTATATTTGGTGAAAATGCTCCTGTAGTTCTTGACTCAACCACAGGGTTGATGAATACATTCGCCAATACGCTACTGTGTTCGCCTAACTGGGGTATCCAAGAACCGAACGAATCAGAAACTAATCAAGATTTTTTCACTAACGCAAATTCTATAATAACAATACAACAAACAACCCCAACAGCCATTCCTGTTGGTTCAAGTTTATATGGGTCAGCGACCAGCGCCAATGCTCACGTCACAGAAGTTGTAAGTTCTGGCAACCCAAAAGTATTGAGAGTAAATACATACAAAAACTTTGTATCAAGTATCCATAACTATTTCAGCGATTCAGAAACTGTAGAAAATGGAGATCACTGGGTAAGTAGTTTCTCGAATATTAGTAACCCAAATATTGTGGTTGCTCCTGACGGATCCCAAACAGCTGAGAATTTGATTGAAGATACAACAACGGTAGCGCAAAATTCAGGAGTCACTCACTATCTAGGCGTAAAAAACTCTGCGATAAATCACACAACAAACACTACCTGGAACTTCTCTTGCTATGCTAGAGCAATTTCAGCTGGGAGTAAAAGGTGGCTTGGGTTTAGAGGTATGGGCGTTGGTGGGAATGACAAGTATCCAGTGTTTGATGTTGCTGATGGTGTAATTGCAGATGCTGGCGATGGAACTACTTGGACCAATGTTCAAATGCAAGCTGTTGGTGGTGGTTGGTATAGATGTTCTGCTGCAGTACAGCCATCTTCTTCTACTACTGCATTTAGATTTACTCTACTTAGTGCGGGCAATAATGACAGTAATAATTCTTGGAAATACGACGGAGACGGAACTTCTGGTCTTTCTATTTGGGGCGCTCAACAATCACTAGGTTCTGAATTGAAGATGTACCAAAGAACCACCGATATTAATGACAACGGTCAAGGTGATGGTGAGTACATTCATCTTGGAACCAGTGAAGCTGATGCGAATGTAGGTGTAGTTTCTTCATTTAGCGCCAATGCTTTTGGTCATCAAATCCTACAGCTGGGAGTTCTTACATCAAATATACCATCTGAGGGGCAAGAGATTGTTTCAGTAAGCCCAAATGAACAGGGTCGTTATAGTTTTGGTGTCCTTAAGAAAGTATTTCCTGCTTCTGGTACATATACTCACGATCCTAGCGGTACTCCTGAAACAAGAGATCTTGTTAAAGTGGTTGTTGTTGCCAATACCACTTCTTCTTTAGTTCCGACCCAGTTTGATGTGGGTCCACTTGTTCCGTTTAGGGAAGAAGATGGAATTAGGCTAGTCAATAGCTCAACAGTTATTGCTAATGTGGCATCTGCTGGCATTGCTGGTTTCTCCGCGAATACTAATGTTGAGAATATCCACATGAGAATCAGAGATTGTCTTGAATTTAAAGCAGCAACCTTTGGTACTATTGAAAACCTTTCTAATCGTGTGGGCGGTTCAGGATTTAGTGTTGCTCCTAACGTAAAGGTCATTGAACCTGATATTGCTTCGCTCGGGATTGGTGAGCAGTACATAACTGTAGAGACGTCAACTAATTTGACGCAAGCTCCCGCCACAGTGGATAATAACGATAAAATTAATCAACCTTCTTCTAATGCAACTGGTCATATTAAGCATGTTGCTGATTCAGTTTTGGTTAGCGCTGGTAAGTACCATACAGTTCTAAGGGTTTGGCAGGACTTTTTACAAAGAGACCCTGGAAATATAACATACGCCAATAATTCTGCAGCAACCATCCAACACTTTGGTTCAGGATATACGCAAAATGGCGGTACAGCTGATGATAGAACGCAAAGCGGGACAACAGGCTGTACAGTTGTTAAAATTGTAGATAAAGGGGTTCTTGGTAAAAATGCAATCATAAACGCAACCGTTGGTGCTGATGGTACTGCTACAGGATTTAGAGTAATCGACTCAGGGTTTTCTTACGATCAGAACGAGAGGGTTAGGGTACAAGAAGCTGATAGAACAAATTCTTCTCAAGCTGTTGTTGATGTTGCTCTTGACGGCACCGCTAATAGCGAAGGATATTATGCTACATCTCGTAGTCATATCTCTTCTAGCCGTGGTTTTATACAAGACAGTAATTATTATCAAGAATATTCTTACCAAGTAATTGCTCCGTTAGCGCTACAGAGGTATAAAGATGTTGCGTTAAAATTAGTGCACCCAGCAGGACAAACAATTTTTGGTAAGTATCAACTGCATTCAAATGTAGCTTTGGATATCCAAACCACAAAACATAACAGCAAGTTACTAAAATCTGCGGGGACTGTAGATATCGCATACGGTTCTTCTGGGATAACAGGAACCAACACTACATTTACTCAGCACTTTACTGCTGGTGATGATATGATTGTTGAAATATCTGATAAACAGTATGTTGATATTCCGCTAAATAGTATAGGCAGCGATACATCAGCGACTTCTAAGGTTTCTTGGGCAGGATTAATTGGAACGACAGGAGCTACTGGTAATATTAGTTCGGCTAAAATTTATTACAGGACAGGCGAAATAACCTAATGGCAACGTATAGATACGCAACTAAAGAACTTTCAATACAAAACGCTAAGTCGTTTTTGGAAAGAATTAATGCAACAGATACAGAAAGCGATAAGAAATCAACAATTTTATATGCTGTTCTGGGTCGAAGTAATCAGTGGGATGACGAGCCAAATCGCAACATACTCAACCCCACAGATCAAGTTCTGCAGTATGAAACGCAAAGAGACTTTATTGGTGGGCAAAAAATAAACGGTTCTCATGTTTCTCATGTTGTCAGGCGCATTAATTGGTCGTCAGGTACTGTATATGCGATGTACAAAGATACAATTAGTGACTTATATAACACTGATTTTTATGTAATTACTGACGAGCTGAACGTATATAAGTGTTTAGATAACAATAAAAATTCAGCTTCTACGAATAAACCTACAGGATATTCTACAGGATCTATAAAGCTCCCAGATGGTTATGTTTGGAAATATTTGTACAGCGTTTCTTTGGGAGATTCTGAGAAATTCTTGACAACAAGCCACCTTCCAGTAAAGTTTATTGAAACTGTTGACGCTTCCCCAGAAACAACAAGACAGCAAGACGTTCAGGATGCATCCGTTAATGGTTCAATTGATATTGTCCAAACAAATACTGGAGGTTCTGGTTATTATCAACTATCTGGAGCATTGGTTGAAGAATCGCCTTCTTCTACGACAGTAAGAGTTTCTGTTGGATCTAGTACTGGGAGTTTCGGAGGGCTGTCAAATAATGATGACTTCTACGCAGGCTCTAGTATTTACATCTCATCTGGAACTGGGGCAGGTCAGCTTAGAAGAATTATTGATTATGTCGGAGAATCTAAAACACTTACTGTAAATACTGCATTTGATACGTTACCGACAAATGGTTCTACTGCTGTAATTTCCCCCACAGTAACTGTCGTCGGAGATGGAAAAGGAGCTCAGGCATATTCTACTGTAAATTCAGGGTCAGGGGCGATATCAGGGATAACCGTAGTGAATAGGGGCGACCAATATACAAGAGCAAAAGCCATAATTTCAGATAGAAACGGATCTGGAGCAACGGCAAATACAATCATCTCCCCTCCTGGCGGGCATGGCTCTGATCCTATCAGAGAGCTTGGTGGTGATAAGTTGATGGTGAATGCAAAGTTTGATGGGAGTGAAGGATTATCATCAACTGGCGCTGGATATATACCCGCAAATACTGAATTTAGAACTATCTCATTAATTAAAGATCCTATGTTAAAGGTTGATCAAAACAATTCTGAGATATCGACTGAAGTTATTGCGAAAAGCACAAACAGTCCAGAAACATTAAGATTTACTCATCGTTTGACTATCTCATACTCTAGTATGGACGGAGACGATCCGACATATCCGCTATACTCAGATGATATTATAACAAACGAGAGGATGCGTCTGGCAGCTGAATTTGGGCAACTAGAGTTTGTCACCGAACTCAATGATTCGCAAAGGTCTCTCGATGCTATGAAAAATGCTATCCAAGGGGCTAATGGTCAAATAGTTTATATAAGAGATGATGAGACAATAAGCGACAAATCTTTCTATACAATGTACCTAAATAATGTACAGAGTAATGGTGATAGAATTCCTTTTGCTCAAGACGATATACTATTAAGAGCTAATTTCGCAACTGGTGAGCATAGCGATACAAAAATAGCTGTTGTCCAAAATTACAAATCACCAGAAGCTAATACATATTCTGGTGAAGTGCTTTACACTGAAAGTATAAATCAGGTTACTAGAAGCACTGAGCAAATAGAAGATATTAAAATTATACTAGATTTCTAAAAGGTATTATAAATGGCGTCAATCGAAACTAATTTGAACCAAAGCCCATTCTTCGACGACTTTAACGAAGAAAAAAACTTCCATCGTATTTTGTTCAGACCTGGATATGCTGTACAAGCAAGGGAGCTGACTCAACTTCAAACCATTCTACAAAATCAAGTAGAGAGGTTCGGTGATGAGATTTTAAAAAATGGAACCATTGTTAATGGCTGTGATCTTGAGGTACAGAAGTGGAATTTTGTAAAATTAAAAGATAGAAATCCAGTAACCACAAACCCAATACTTCTCAATCAATTTTTTAACGGCACTGCTACTGCTGACATAACAATTACTGGCGTGTCTTCTGGAGTAACCGCTAAGTTATTGTATGCTGTTGAGGGTTCTGAATCTGCTTCCCCAAATAACCTGACTGCTTTTGTATCATATACTAACTCAGGAACTGATAAACTAACTAAGACTTTTGCGAATGGCGAACGGCTTACATTCACAAACAATACCGATTCTAGTTTAAGTTTTGTCGCAGAGACTATCGATTCAAGCGCAACTGGATTGGGCATGGGCGCTTCCGTTTCTGAGGGGGTTGTTTATCATAAAGGGCATTTCATTAGGTCTCAAGAGCAAGTTGGTGTTGTTAGCAAATATAGCACAACTTCGACAGTTAAAGTTGGTTTAGAAACTTTAGAAAGTATTGTTGACTCTAATCAAGATTCTTCATTACTAGATAACGCCACAGGGTCAACGAACCTTACTGCTCCTGGGGCTTCTCGTTTAAAAATTCAAACTAAGGTGGCTTCTAGAGAGCCGTCTTCATTAGAAACATCAGATTTCTTTGTTATTGCAGATATTCAAGACGGTAGAGTTATTCGTAGTTATGATTCTACTAGTTATGGTGACTTGGAAGATGAGTTAGCTAGAAGGACTTTTGAGGAGTCTGGTAACTATTCCCTCGAGCCGTTTGTGGTTTCAGTACAAGAACATAACCGAACACTTGTGAATGGTGGCGTTTATGGTTCAACTGGTTCTGATGAGGTGGGGGATTCTGGCAAACTGGTTGTTGAAGTTGAACCATCCGTTGGGTATGTTAAAGGATATAGGACAGAACTAGTAAATACTAGCAGAACAACTATAGATAAAGCTACAGATACATTATCTAGGAATGCCGTTACAGTCGGTCAGAATATTGGTAATTATGTAATATGTCAAAATGTCTTGGGTTCTTTCAGTCCAAAAACTTTGGACGCAGTTTCTATTCGATCTACCGCCCACGGTAAGTCTAGCACAGACAACACCACTCCTGGTTCTGAAGTTGGTACAGCAAGAGTTCGTGGTTTTGAATACCACTCAGCAAGTAAATATAAAATATATCTTTATGATATTAAAATGAACACTGGCAAATCATTCCTAAATCATGCCAAATCTTTACTCATCGTTAATGGCTTGAGTAGTAGTGAGAATAGTTTTGCAGATATAGTTCTAGAATCATCTAAAGCTAAACTTAAAGATACAAATTTATTAAACCTTGTGTACCCTTTACAAAGTTCTGGTATGAAATCTCTTTCTGGTCAGCAATACATATATAGAGAAGAGCAGGATATCCAGTTTGATAGTAGTGGTGACGGTCAGTTAAACCTTGCTTCTGCTCCAGCAGGAGGGTCTCATTCATTTAATGATACTGGTACTCTCTCTACTAGTGATAAGAATAATATAATCATAGTGTTTAAGGATGCTGATGCTTCTTCTTCAACTGAGCAAGGTCAAGTCCATACTTGGGCTGACTCTGATGTTGTTGCAACTCAAGCTGGTCAGATGACAATAAATCTTGATAAGACGTTCTCCTCTGCTGTTAACGCAACGGTGTTTTATAATGTTTTGCGGTCAAGTTCTTCACCATCTACTAAATCAATACAGAGATCTCAATATGTGCATTTAGATATCGGTAATAATTCAGCAGGCGTTAATGGTCCATGGGAACTTGGCGTTGCTGATGGGTTTGAGCTTGAGGCGGTCTATGAATCATCTAGTGGTAGTATATCAACTGCGGGAACCGATGTAACCAAGCACTTTAATTTCGATACAGGGCAAAGGGATGCATTTTATGATGGGGCTAGACTATCTAAAAATGCAAACAGTACATATGACGTTACAGGAAAGCACCTTTTAGTTAAATTCAGCTATTTCGTTACAAGCAGATCATCTGGTCGTGGTTATTATAACATAGATTCATACATTACAGGCGACCCCCAAACTAATGATGCTGCAGCTGTTTCTGATACTAGTAAGATATTTACTCAAGAAATACCTAAATTTGTGAAAAGCGATGGTAATGTTGTTGACTTGCGTGATTCTGTCGACTTTAGACCGATAAAAACTAATACGGCAACTACAGTTTCTAGTGGAACTGCGCCAACTAATCCATCTGCGTTGACTGCATATAACATAACAAATAATGCAAGTTTCTTCCCAACTCCTGATGAGAATTATCAAACAAATATCACTAAGTTTTTGCCTAGGATAGACTTGGTAACATTAAAACCATCAAGTGAAGTTAGGGTGTTGAAAGGCGCTTCTAACGATTATCCTATAGCGCCAGCGAAAGACGAAGATTCTATGGTTTTAGCTGGAATCTTTATTCCGCCATATCCTTCTTTGGCTCCAGCTGCAGCACTGCATTATGGTAGACCATCGTATGAAGTTATAGTCGCTAGGAAGGATAATCGTAGACTCACGATGGAAGATGTGCGTAAAGTTGCTAATGAAGTAGAAATTCATCGAGAGTGGATTTACTTAAATCATAAAGAAGTTAGAGCTTTGAATAAGAGCGTTCTACTAGCGGAAGATCCTATCGATGTAGCAGAGCCACCTAAAAATTCTTTGGTAATCGATCCTCCTCCAGAACCAGTTGTTGAGAATACGTTAAGAACTTCTCCGCTTCCATATTCAAAAGACCCTCTTAGAGTTATACCAAAACTTGAGGATATTGAATTTAAACTTCAGGCTGGAAGCACGGGTTTAGATACTACGACTGATATAATCACCGTTGCTTCAACTGGGTATTCAACACTAGTTGATCAACAATATGCAACTAAAAGGAGGAGCGTCACAGTATCATCTAATGTTCCTGCTAAATTGTATAATGGTCAGATGGAAGTTACTCATAGGGTTTGTACTCTCGAACAGATTGTCGATACTGTTGTCGACCCATCCCCTGTTCCTGAGATAACCCCGAACCCGCCACCGATCAGTTACGTTTCTCCTGGTCATGGATATGGCTATAATTCCGACCACTGGTCCACTAGCGGTTTCAATATGGGTTCTCACGGTATCGGGTTTTAATAGAAAATAAAATATAGGAATAATTTAAATGGGCACAGTTTCACAGGCATCTTCTACGGCATTGGCATTAAAGCAAGTTTATGCCAATGCTGGTCAAGATTATACAGGTCTCGCAGAGTATTCTGACGTTTCTGGTTATCAGAACGGCACAAACGACTATACCATCAAAGAACATTCATTTACGATTGCGAGATGTAGCGGTCTTAAGCCTAACACTCAAGTTTGGCCAAGATTAGACGGAAGAGATATATCTGGATATTGCCGTTTGGCTTCAAGCAGAGAAGATCACCAAACAGGCGAAGCTCTAATAACAGATGCAGCAGGAAATTTAGATTTTAAGTATCAAATACCAAATGACTCAACCATGAAGTTTAGAGGGTTGAAACATTTACTTGAAATCAGTGACGTGCGCCCTCCCGCTCATACAAATGAGTTTGGAATTACTTCTGGTAAGCTAGGATCCACTACACGTTGCGGTCAATATATTTATTTCCCATCCAATAAAAATGGATTTGATGATGACGATGTTGCTGCACAAACCACTAATCTTGCTCTAACTGAATTATTGGCTGATCAGTCTAAAACTGTAGTTTCTTCAGTAAAAGTTGAAGAAGAAGTTCCCGACTACCTTTCTCAATCTTTTCATGTATCCAAAGAGGATATTGATGGGGTGTTTTGTAAAAAAGTTTACTTATTCTTCTCAGATAAACCAACAGATCAGAATAGTTATGTCATTGTCCAACTTCGCGAAACTTCTAAAGATGGAAGACCAACTGACAAACTTGTTGCGCAAAGCGAAAGGGTTTATGCTGATAACAGTAATCACCCTGACTCTACTATTTCATCGCTAACTGGCAATGATGCTAAAGAATATATGGTCAATGCTACTTCTGATGGTAGTGTGTCTACGACATTCAGGTTTTCGGGTCCTGCTAAGTTAAAAAATAATACACAGTATGCGTTAACAGTTATTCCTAGCGAGCCTGGAAGTGAATTTAAAGTTTGGACTGCAGTAAATAACTCCCCAGACGTCGCCACTAATGTTAATGCAAATTTCTCTCCAATTATAGGTTCTCTGTATGGTTCTGCTTCTGGAAATGTTTGGTCAAAATTACCAAGCGAAGCGTTAAATTTCGTAATTGCATCAGAAGATTATAATATTAATACAACAGGTTCATTTGTTCTTGAGAATGCAGAATTAGAATTCTTGAATATTAGTGATATATCACCGCAAGGAGATCGAACACATAATACTGGTTTCCACGTTGACGAAAAGGTTCGTGGTGAGTCTATACTCACTATAGAACACACTCAACAACTTTCCGTTGGTGATCGGTTACAAAATACTAACGCTAAGGACAACCCAACCAATATTGGGCAAGCGAACTGGGCTAATGGTACAATTAGAAGCATAGGCTCTTCGGGGGCAACTTCTACAACTGGAGCCACAGGGACAGTTACAGTCAAGATTGATGCTTGCGGTAACTTTGATAGCACTAATAGAGAAGCAGTCTTTATAAACTCGCAACAAGTTGGTGTGGTTGGCGCCTCTGGTTCAACTAATGGATTTATTGCCAACAGTTGTTTTGGTTATGCGACGTTTATCAATAATGACTTTGGTAGATTAAGATTAAGAAGTTCCACAGCAGACTCTACTACTGAAAGTAAATTCCAAGCAGGTAAATATGTTCGTGGTCAATCGTATGGCGCCAGCGCTAAAATTGACGCAGTGGTAGATCCCAAGATTGATGAAATTAGCATTAGAAGTAAGTTTACCAGTCTAAGTAAGACATCTATTGATTGGTATATAAAAAATATCGATGCAGGAACAACCGCAATCACCAACGACTGGGAAAGGATATCTGGAAAGGAGGTTAAGTTTACTGACAAAGCTAAACAGATATACAGTAAATCTAATCAAGCGTTCAAGTCTATGCTAATTAAAGGCGAGTTGACGACTTCTAATAAAAGCATTTCACCGACAGTTGATTCTCATGATGTAGCTGTTGTCGCTAAAAGGCAAAGAATTAATAATTCAACAACCAATGAGGAGCGACCAGCTGGATTATCTGAAGCTAGATTTGTTTCTAAAGTTCTCCGAGCCAATAACCTGAATCCTGTTACTGGCGATGCTATCGGTGAACCATCAGAAAGGCTTGTTATACATTGTGATGCTTACTATCCGGAAGGATCTGGAATTACTGCATATATTAGAGCTAAAAACGATTCTGATCCGCAGAAAATAACTGATAAGCAATATACATTGTTGAAAGGGGTTGATACTGGTAGATCAATTTTAGGCGAGACTCAAGATAAACAAACTCTTGTATTTTATCCTGCGGCAAATGTTGCTGGAGACCACTTTTTACAAGCAACTGCTGGGCAACTTGGAGTTACAGGAGTTAATAATTTAAGGATGGATAATACAGATAATATTGTCAAATATCAATCTTCTGACGGTTCGGTTTATCAAGGCTTCAATGAATTCCAAATTAAATTACTATTTACCAAACCTGATAATAGCGGAACGGCATACGCTCCAGAAATATCTGATTTAACAGCTATTACTCACGATAAACCCATACAAATAACATAATATGAAATTAGTTAATGTGGCGGAAAGACCCGATTTAATGAAAGACCTAGATACAGGTTCTATATTTGTTGTTGACGACACTGAAAAGAAACGATATAAAGAACAAAGAGCTAGATTTGAGAAACAAAAAGAACTGAAAGATGATGTCGATCAGCTAAAAAATGATATTGACGACATAAAAAGTATGTTGACAACTTTAATAAATAAGTAAAACCACTTACACAGAATAGAGATTTCAAATGACAGTAACTGTTGCAAATACCGAACTTAATAATAGTTTCGACACTTGGAGACTTAATACCAACCTCGTTGCTACTATAATCAGTAATAATGTTGTTACTGTTTCTGGTACAGGGGATACTGCTCGTGGCGGTGAAGCCATAGGAGATGGACATGTTCATGGAAATTTCTCAGCAGTAACATTAAGAACGCCAACTATAGTTGGTGGGCATCTCGGGACAACTGGTATCTCTGGCGGGATAACAATAATGTCTAATACCACCATCGATTCTACAGTTTCTGATTTTACTGTAGATTCTGATGCGACATTCACAGCTAATGTTAATTTCAATGTCACTGGTCAAGATACTTTACACCTACCTTCTGTGGACCGCATTAGGGTTGGGGGAACCCAAGGTGGTGATTTCTTATACATCAATGGCGATAGCGGAAATGACGTTCTAGATACTAGAAAACTAACGATAAGAGATTTAACTGATTTAAAACTTGATCATGACCATTTAGTTTTGGCAGGCGGTAATACTAGCTTCACTGGAACATTTGGAACTACTGCCAGTCGTGGAGAGTCTCCGCATTTAATTTTCTCTGGCGGTAATGCTAATAATGATGTCATCGAGGTGTTCCTCGCAGGTAATCTTGGGACAACTGGTGGCGGTTCTGATCAGGGTAAATCAGATTTATATTTAAAACTAGTCGACGCCAGCGGTAAATCTGCTCTTGTTATAGCGGATTCTTCTGAGGCTATTGTCGCTACTATAGATTCAAACGGAAACGCAGATTTTGCTGGAACTCTGGGAGTAACTGGTACTGCTACTTTGCGTGGTGCTGCTAATGTTCATGGGAATCTGGGCGTAAGTGGCAACGCTAATGTTACTGGTAACGCAACCATAAAAGGAACTCTGGGAGTAACTGGAGACGCTACGTTGCGTGGTGCTGCAAATGTTCATGGAAATCTAGGCGTAAGCGGTAATGCTAATGTTACTGGGAATGCTACAGTCAATGGAACTCTGGGCGTAACTGGTAATGCTACTCTACGTGGCAACGCTGACGTTGTAGGAACTTTAGCAGTAACTGGAGACGCTACGTTGCGTGGTGCTGCAAATGTTCATGGAAATCTAGGCGTAAGCGGTAATGCTAATGTTACTGGGAACGCAACCATAAAAGGAACTCTGGGAGTAACTGGTACTGCTACTTTCCAAGGCTTGCTTGACGCTAAAGGCAGCGCCAATATCGGTACTACTGGCACAGATACATTGACGCTAACTGCTAAAGTTGATTCTAACATTTTGCCGAGCGGAAATAGAACTCTAGGCGGTGGCGATTCTAGTCGATGGGATAAACTTTGGGTAGATAAAGTAGATTTTGAAAATAAAATTACTTATAATGGTACAGAAATATTTACTGATGCTGGTAAGTTGAATGTTACTAATGCGGTCACTGATGCAACCATAACAAACGCAAAATTAGCGAACCATGATATTAAGTTTATTTCTGGATCTGGCGTTAGTGGTTCGAATATTATTGCAGATCTCGGCAACGACTATACCTTTACTGCGACTAATGGTTTGGAAATAGGATTTACTGGGGGTACAGGAACAACTGGGACAATAGCGTTTTCAGCTAAGGATGCCACTAATAATGTTAAGGGTGTTGCTAAATTCCCTTCATCTCAATTTACTAATAGTTCAGGATCGATCGGATTAGCGGATGCGTCTACAGGCGCAGTACTTTCCGTGGCAGGAACAACTAATGAGGTTGAAGTTGGTCGATCAAACGGTACTGTTACTGTTGGATTACCTGATGATGTCACTATTTCTGGTGATGGTACAGTTAATGGTAATCTTGGCGTTTCGGGAAATATCAATGTAACAGGATCATTAAATGCTCATGGGTCGTTGTATGCCAATGGCGCTGTTCTTACGATAGGTAGCGTTGGGGCTTCGGGAGTTACTGACGATTCAGTAAGAAGAGCTATGTGGCTAAATGGAGGAATCAGTAATCTTAAAGTTTGGGCTAATACGGAATTCAAAGATAATGTTACCATTCCTGGCGGGGTAGTGACTAGTGATTCAGGAAACTTCACAACACTAACGGTTACTGGGGATTTAGTTGTTGATGGGCAAGCCACGATTAAAGCCGATAATGGCGGTTCAATAACTCTTGGCGACCAAGATAATCTGGATACATTAGTTATAAACGCTGAGATCAATTCATCGATAGATCATACGTCTCATACTCTTTTTGATTCTTCGGGTAAATTGAACCCAACCACTATAAACAATACTGCTACATGGGCTGGTAAAATACCAAACTCATATTTAGGGAATAGTGGGGCGACTGCTGGGACATATGGGGCGACTAGCGGTAAGTCATATTCTAAATTAACAATAAACAACAAGGGTGTTGTGACTTCAGCTGAATCAGTAACGATACCAGCAGCAACTACATCAGCTACAGGGTTGGCTTCATTCAACAGTGGCGATTTCGATGTCAGTTCTGGCGCTGTTACTCTGAAAGACGCATCTAGTGGTGCTGTTCTTGGAGTTACAGGAACGTCTGGTGAGATTGAAGTTGGTCGAACAGATGGTACTGTTACTGTTGGTCTGCCTGATAATGTAGTTATCGCTGGTAATTTGACAGTAAATGGAACAACCACTACAATTGACACCAATCAATTGAGTGTTGGCGATAATATTATTACGCTGAATGGCGATATCGGGGCAACGGCAACGCCAACTGAAAACGCTGGGTTAGAAGTTGATCGTGGCGCTCAGCCTAATGCAAAGTTTACTTGGGACGAAAATACTGATAAATGGAAAGTAGGGTTGCAGGGCGTAACAAGTGGAACTGGGCAGTTCGTCAATTTGCTTAATGCACACGATTATAGTATTTCTGATCGTGCAACACTAGGTTCTCCTAGCGGTGATGATTTCTTACTAGTAGCTGATGCTAATGGAACTGATGGTCAGTTAAAGAAAGTGACCATTTCTAATGCTGCTTTACAGGGCGATCGAGGTTCTACAGGTAGCAGAGGTTCTACAGGTTCTACAGGTTCGGCTGGGACTACAGGTACTACAGGTAATCGAGGTTCTACAGGTTCTACAGGTTCGGCTGGGACTACAGGTACTACAGGTTCGGCTGGGGCTACAGGTACTACAGGTTCTGTTGGCGCTACAGGTTCTACAGGTAGCAGAGGTTCTACAGGTTCTACAGGTAATCGAGGTTCTACAGGTTCTACAGGTAGCAGAGGTTCTACAGGTAGCAGAGGTTCTACAGGTTCTACAGGTAATCGAGGTTCTACAGGTTCTACAGGTAGCAGAGGTTCTACAGGTTCGGCTGGGGCTACTGGTTTGCTCGACTTGCCCGCATCTCCAGGCGCTGATAGAATTGTATTCTTTGACCACAGCGAGACGGGTCACAAATATCTTCAAGCTGCAGCTGCTAACGGAATCCAAATTAGTGGTAATAATTTACAAGCTAAGTTTATAGATGAAACATCCTTTAGTGTTGGAAGCGGTGTATTAAATTTAGGAAACAATTTCGACTCAACAGAGCTCTCTCAAGACTTAGATGGTAGATATATGTTGCCATTTAGTGTTGCAACTAATAACGGCACTGAACAATTTAAGGTTGGGTCTTGGGGTAATAGTGGCACTACTTCCAGCCCAATATATGTAGCTAACCCGCAGATCAGGTTTGCTCCTGGCGGTGATGCCACCGTTACTTTTGATGCAAACTCAAATAAGGTTACGTTTACAGCTAACGAAACACAAATCGGTGGCGGTGGTATAGGTTACTCTACTGGTGATTTCTATATTGATGATTCTACAGGAATCTCCATCACTAATTCAGCAAACGGACAAATTAATAACCTTCATATTGGTTTGGCATTAGACCGAAGATCGACCGCTGAGACTGATAATGTATACACTGGTAATTCTCATGATTATATTTTCTTTGATGGTGAACCAGCAAACCAGCAGTATGTTGGTATGCGCTTTTACGCTGGTAATTCTGAAAGGGCTAGGCTGCAAGATGATGGCGATTTCCATGTTTTTAAAGATCTTATTGCGTTCTCAAACACCTTATCTGATGAGAATTTGAAAGAAGATATACAGCCAGTACAAAATGCTCTTGAGTTATTATCTCAGATTGATGGTGTACAATTTAAGTACAAGAAAGATGGAAAGAAATCTGCTGGCGTGATTGCTCAGCAAGTCGAGAAGGTGCTACCTTCAGCTGTTTCAACTAAGAATAGTTCTTTAGATCCAGAGCTTGATGGTCAAGAATATAAAACTGTAGAATATAATCAGTTATCAGCCTTATTCATTGAAGCGATTAAAGATCTCAAAGCAGAGAACGACGAACTGAGGGCGATGATTGAGGAGTTAAAGGAGTAATTTATGGGTGCTAAGGCGAATATATTAATCGATCAAGGAACAGACTATAGTACAACTCTGACCGTAACTGGCGATAATGGAACTCCAACTAATTTAACTGATTACACTGCAGCTGGTCAGATAAGGAAACATTATTCATCTACAACAGCAATTGCTGATTTTGTCATTTCGTTTAGCACAGATCGATCTGATGGTTTAATATCAGCAACATTGCCAAGAGCAACTACTGAAGACATGCCTGCTGGTAGATATGTTTATGATATAGAAATCACAAGCAGTGGAGACAAAAGAACAAGGCTTGTAGAAGGAATTGCTACAGTAACCCCACAAGTAACTAAGACAGGAACATCAGGCTCAACAGGTTCAACAGGTTCAACAGGTTCGACGAGTGGGTGATGATGAATGTCAGACTTAGAAGTTCAATTGAATAGCCCAAGCCAGAATCAAGTAAGTTTGAGCGAAGGCGATTCGTCAATATCAAAAGTAAAATTAAGCGGTCAAAGTCAAAATAAAGTTGTATTAAATGATACTGGGAAATCTGTAACTTTGCATGCATTTAGATCAGTTTCTTCAAAACTATCTGATCTTTCTGATGTGAATTTAAACGGATCTCCTGATGGTTCTGTTTTAGTTTTTGATCCGAACTCTAGTTCATATATATTGAGGGGCGTCTTTATTATTGATGGAGAAACTGTGACTATATCTGGCGGTGAGTTTTAATGTCTAATGTTATTTTGGCGATCAAGAAAAGCCAATCGACTAGCGAGCCGACCTCTCTTGCTAATGGAGAACTGGCATATTCATATTCCTCAAATAAACTTTTTATTGGGCAAACTGACAATCAACAAGACCCAGTTTCTGTCGAATATATTGGCGGTAAACTTCTTGTTGATAAGGTAGCCAATCTTGAAAGTATTATAGCCAGCGATAGTACAGTTCGAACATTCTCAAGCGTTACTGCAACGACAAGGGCGACTGTAGAAGAGCTAGTTTTTAATAATTTTACGGAAAATGGTGTATTATACACTAATACAGATGGAAGAGTTGTTGGCGTTTCTGGAAATTCAGGTCAGGTTATGCAAGTTTCTGATGACGGTAGACCTGTGTTTGGTGATTTAAATGGTGGCGAGTTTAGTTAGGTGACTGATAATATAATTCCTCAAAGTGAACAATCAGATGATAGAGTAATTGAGTTAGAAAAGACAATTTCTGCCCTTAGGACTAAGATTGTTATGTTAACAGAGGCTATCATAGGCGAAAGAGAACTGACAGAAAATATTCCTCTACCACACACTATTATTTCTCAGATAGTGGACCTAGAAAGAAATATATTGTACAAAGACAAATTAATCGATTACTACGAGAAAGCATTATTAGAGCTCGACGAGTCTGTTGTTATAAATAAGGATAAGATAATAATGCCACGAAGAACGAGTGCGTTTAAAAAATAACTATCATGGGAATGAAAAATGGCTGACTCAAAAATCCTAATAAAAAGAAATACGTCTAATAATAACGCACCAGCAGAAAATTCATTATCAGTTGGTGAATTAGCTGTAAATCTACAAACTGGAGTTTTGTATGCTGGTAAGGGCGTTTCAGGAACCACGGGAACTACTTCGATTGCTCTTGGCGGTCAAGATGCTACTGACGCAGTAAAAGGCATCGCTTCTTTTGATAATACTAATTTTACAGTTACTAATGGTAATGTTGCTCTCGGAAACGGCAGCGGTAATGTTGAGGTGTCGGGAACATTAGGCGTAACTGGTAATGCTACTCTACGTGGCAACGCTGACGTTGTAGGAAATTTAGCAGTAACTGGAGACACTACATTGCGTGGTGCTGCGAATGTTCACGGTAATGCGGAAATAACAGGAACATTAGGCGTAACTGGCAACGCAAACCTTAGAGGCAATCTCACTGTTGGGGGCGATCTAACAGTTTCCGGAACCACCACTACAGTTAATTCGTCAACTGTTACTATTGACGATAGTCAACTAAAACTAGCCGACGGAAATACTTCTAGCGATGCTGTTGATATTGGCGTTTATGGCGAATATAGCGATGGAGCCGATGTAATGTTTACTGGTTTCTTTAGAGATGCGAGTGATGGTGATTTCAATTTTTATAAAGGATTGAAAGGTCCAACATACGAACCAGGAACTACAGTAGATACTGCCACTGCTGCTTCAACTACAGGCTATGAGTTGGCGACAGTAAATGCTATTATTGATGGCGGTTCATATTCATAGAAACATTGTGAAAGTCTTGATGCTTATATAAGTTTGGGCTTTCTTAATTAGCCTTACATAAGGTGCGTAAAAGGGGTCCATATATATGGCATCAACGATTAAAATAAAAAGAAGTAATGTCTCGGGAAATATACCCGATAAAACGACAAACCCACCCCAAATAATTGAGGGCGAACTTGCCCTTAACACCAGAGACGGTATTCTCTATTCTCGTGGCGGGCAAGATAACGATGCCGTTTTTGAAATTGGCGCTAATGTTTCTTCGCTTTCTATTGGTGGTTCTGAGGTAATCAACTCAAGCGGTAACTGGGTTGGAACTAACCCTGAAACAGATACCACCCTTTCTTTCGATGATGGTGTATTAACATACACGGCTGAAAATGGATCAGCAACTAATATATCGCTAGAACCTAGATACATAAAAGTTATAGCAGGCGGATCTGGAGTTGCTTCAGGCTATCCTTATCGTGTTTCGGCTTGGGACAGTACTAACAACTTGCCAATAGTACAACTAGCTGATGCCGATGGCGCCATGCC